TAAAGGTTGTGTCTTCCGTTAGTACAGCAACTCCGCCAGTTGAAGAAACAACCTCCCACCGCAAATGTGGACATCGGGCTACGGCTGAAACACCGGATGGTATTGTAATATTAGGTACAACAATTCTTATATCTTTGGTGGCGTTGATTGCCAAAGATGGGATATACACAGACCATCTAAAAGTTTCCCCTTCATGCAACTGATGATGGTCATAATCAATAATTACAGGAATATTGCTGATAATATCGCCCGGCCCAATTTGAACATTCAAGGCGTTACCAGTTGGCGTTTGTTTTCTTGACTCAACGCTTGCAGATGTACCGGTTGAATTTACAATTTGCGTTTTCTGTGAATTGTCGGTTTGATTTGCGCTTGTTGCCGCACCAGTTGGCAATGCAGACGAAATTATATCAATATCCAGAGCCGTCCCATCAGCAGGATTGCGTACCGCTACAACTTGACGCTGCGCTCCGCTCACTTGCTGTTCTGTCTCTACAATAACGCCATTAGGCAATGCGCCTGAGTTGCTATTGATACGTTCATAAGTCGGGTTGTTGCTCATGCTTCCTCGATGGTTATATTGCCCTTGTCATCTTTTGTCAGTTTTGCCCGCTTATTCTTTTCTTTTGCAGGCATGTTGTTTACTGTCACGGGGGACGGCTCTACTTTATTTACCACAGTTACTTGCGGCGCAGGCATTGACACATCGCTTGACTTATTCTCTATGTTTACCGTAGGCGGCTCGGACGGGTACGAATGCACCTGTATATTGATAGGCTGCGGGGCTGTTGCTGGGACTGGCTGTCTGCCAAGTACGTCCATCGCCGACTTGATACCTTCCAGCACCTTCTCCGCGCCCGTGTCAACCGCTGAGTATTGGGCAATCATAGCTAAACCTTTTTCTTCTGGCACATACTTAAATTCAAATTCAGGAATGTCAAGCGGATTGCCCTCTTTTATCCTATGTTTGGCAAATGCCCTAAATTGCTTTTCCTCTGTCTCAATCAAGTCCTGCTCTGCCTGGGTCGGCTCGGCTGCCCCCTGAACTTTGTCCACAAATGGCTTCAACTGCGGCGGGGTCTTGCCCGGCTCGGGTGTATTGCCAGCCTGTCCAAATGCGGGCGCGGCGGGCTGCTTATAGAACTGATCGCCCTCCTCGCCTTCCACCGGGTCTAATTGCGCTTCCTCGCGCGCCTCGTTGAGTTTCGCCCAACCGCCCTTATACATCTTGTCGGCGCGGTCAACCTTCGCGCCCTGGTCTTCCTGTAGTGCCTTGACCTTCGAGGTATCAAATTCAAGGGTATGATTTTCCAAGTCTGTTTCAAAGTCTGGCAGTAGTTGAGTTTCCAAATTGGAGGCGATGAAGCCCCAATCATCCATCGTAACGCTTTCATAATTTGCGGCGCGCGCCTCTTTGTAATTGTTATAGGTCGCGGCGCCAATGCCGACCTTTGCGGCAATGGTGATCGGACTGATACGGTATATCATGCAAATACGCGCTTCAGCGCGTGCGTCCACTTCCGGGAAGACCATGTCGCGGAAGGTCTGGGATGTATTGCTAAACTCCACGCCTTTGCCAAATACCGCGATGTCGCCCGCGTTCTTTGAGCCGCCGTGTTGATCGCGCCAGCGGTCTCGAATGCGCTGCGCTTCCGCATCCGCAAGTACCTGCTCGGTCTTCAATACGCCGCCCAAAAATGCGCCGTTATTCATGAACTGTTGTACCATGCTGGTCATTGCGTTATCGCTCTGGATGATCTCTAATGCAACAGCGGTCGGTGACATGCCTTTGAGCTGCGGAAAGATCGGGTCAAAATACTGGAATACTATACAATCTTCCACAGGCACATCAGCAAATGGCAATCCATACGGCTGATAGCGGATAGCGCGCAATGGCTGCTGCTGCCCGCGCAGGAACGAACACCAATCGGGACGCATTGGCCATAAGTGGATAACTTCACCGAGATTGTTTCGTTCCTTCTCCCAAACGCTGTAACCTGCAATCAGGGTGTAGATCATAATGATCTTGTAAAATTCCCGCTCGCTCATCCGCATACATGGATTGTGAAGTAATTTTCTTAGGTTGCTTTTTGGGACTTCCTCAAGCGTGCCTTCCTCGTCAACTTCATAGTGCATCAGAGGGGCTTCCGCCACACGTCCCGCCCGCTCATTGATACAAGTGAATGCGAGTTCGTTCGTGCGGTAGCCGACCTGTGCAAGTGTATATGCGGTTGGGGTGATGTATTGCGGGGTTTGGGTTTCCCATGAGGGATAAAAGGACGCATAGGGAAAGCTTGTTTCCCCCATCAGCCGTTGGCTGTTTTGCGTTTGCTGTGCAAGAGTGATCTGGTCGTATCGTATCAACTCATCGAGATATGACATTAAACTGCCTCACTTTTTTCTAGTTAATAAATTTATCAGTTTCATTATACGGCTTTTTTTCTTCTTTTCCATCTCCAAAAATACAGACTCCAGCCCTTCCAGTGATTTGTCAATGTAATAGACCTTCGCCGCGCTGCCAATGCGCCGCGCTGTCTCATCTGCAACCTCGCGGCTCTCGAATGCCACACACAGGGCATTTGCCCGCATCCAGCCGATTCCCGAGATCCATACGCCAAAATAAGTTGTGGTCATGTAATCACCTTATACAAAAATTTGAGTTGGAATATCAACGCCGCTTGCCACATAGCGCAGAGCGTCCAGGTAGTGATAAGTTTCCTTGTCTTTAATCTTTTCTGTTGGCTGCCCGTTTGCATCCAGTTCGCGCGAGTATGTCCCAAATTGGTCAATGATACCGGAGCAGGTATCGAATATAAAAAGCCTGCGTTCTTTGAGCAGGGCAATTATGCGGTTTATCCCAGGCTCAACCTCAAAGATCGGCGGCTCTGCAATCGGCAAACCCGCCGCCGCCCAATCCCACCTTTGCTGAGTTTCAGACTTCGCCCCGCCCCAGGTGATGAGGTTGTATTCGTTGTATTGCTTCACATCGTTTACATGCTGTTGGGTGGTCTTATTGCCTTCCAATCGTTCACGGTATAAATAAAACAACTTACTTTCAGGGTCTTGCGCCAGCCACACGTTACAGGTATGCACCGCCCCGAAGTCAGTACCCATATAGCGCGCCCAATCTGCGGGGATATTAAAGGCAGGCAGGATGTGTCTGGTATCAAAGTCCTCATAGATCATGCCAGCCGGACGGCTGAAATTGCCATTGTAGAACATCTCGAATTTCCAAGTGGGGAGGGTGCGCTTTGCCCGCTCGTATTCAGCGCGCGGAAATGATGGGTTCATTATTGATTTGAATTGAATGACTTGTATATCAGGATCACCCGCCCGCCATTTATCGAATATCTGAGTTTTGAGCCAGCCTAGATTATAGGGAGTGGTGCCAGCCAGTACCCGCCCTTGAGATAATGATAGGCGGCGCAAGATCGCCTCCCATGCGTTGACCTTAACCCCATCCTGTCCGCACTCGTCAAATAATGCCGCCTTCGCACTGGCAGACTCAAGCCCGCCTTCGGCGTCCGCGCTGCGGCAAATGATACGAGTAAATAGATGCGGCTTATATTCCTTCCAAATGGTCTTCTCGCTTGCGCTGTATTGCCAGCCTAAAAGATGTATAAAATAGTTTTGCAGGTCTGGCAGAAATTTCATTTTCAAAAGGTCGTAGGTGGCGGTTACTGCGATGTAATCCCCCTCGCCTTTCTGTTGTATTTCACGGTCAAGCCAAAGAGGGAGGAAGGAAGTCTTGCCTGATTGCGTACCGGCTATGATGAATATAAAACGCTTTTTGCTGTCCCATGCCTTTGTTTGTCCTGGATGCAGGGATAGGGATAATTTTATACCGTCATAACTCAATAAATTACTCATCTTTTTTGTAGGTCTTTATTACTTCGATGAATTGAGGGACGGTAAACGGCGCGCCGTCACTGGTTAGGTCCAACTGCTGCGCCGCCGCCATGCCAAACATATCAATATATAATTTGAATGCTTTTATCAAAACTTCCAAATAACGCGGGTCTCCGATTTCATTAACTGATTTCTTGGAGACCTTGATCGCCCCTGTCGGCTGCCCGTTCAATAGGACGCCATCCTGGGTGGTGACGATGTCCTGTCGGATTGACCGAAGCCACGCATCCCAGGCAGTACGAACCATCAATTCAATTTGAGCTTTCATCCATCCCTTGCGCTCTGCTATGTTTACATTGGCGGAGTTGATGAAATCCTGCGATAATATTTTGAGTTCATTGCTGATGGTCTTTTGTGATACCCCCAACTCATGCGCGATCTCCGCTTGATGAAGTCCGCGCAAATACATCTCGCTAATGCGCGTCCTGTCCCGTATGCGCTCAACCGGCATTCGTCTATGTTTCTTTTGTTTTGGTTTTTCGGTCATTTTTGTATAGTAATACAAGTAGTAATAAATCGCTTTGAATGTCTATGCGTAATGTATTAATCCTACACATTCATTTTACAACTTTTTTAGACTTGCGCGGGATGGAGCATGGAGTTTCTTGGAGCGTGCAGGTAGGGATCGAACCTCCGCCTCCAGATTGGAATCTGGTATGCCACCATCAGCACCTTGCACGCC